GCGCGGATTTTTTAAGGTCCGCGCTTTTTTGTGCACCGGGTAGAGCATGGCACCGGGTAGAGCATGGCACCGGGTAGAGCATGGGACCGGGTAGAGCATGGCACCGGGTAGAGCATGGCACCGGGTAGAGCATGGCACCGGGTAAAGCATGAAGCCAAAAAAAGTGTAAATGTAAAAAAGTGTAAATGTAAAAAAGTTGTAAATGTAAAAAAGTTGTAAATGTAAAAAAAATGTAAATGTAAAAAAGTTGTAAATGTAAAAAAGTTGTAAAAAAAATCCAGTAGGGTAGGGTAGGGTAGGGGAGTGGTGGGGGAGTGGCCCGGTGTGTGTAAAAAAAATCGGCAAAAAGCCAGACGGTCCCAAATGCCAGACGGTCCCAAATGCCAGACGGTCCCAAAAGCCAGACGGTCCCAAATCGTTGTGGCCTCCAAAAGCCAGACGGTCCCAAATGCCAGACGGTCCCAAATGCCAGACGGTCCCAAAAGCCAGACGGTCCCAAATCGTTGTGGCCTCCAAAAAACACCCCTTTTTTTAGCGGCCAGGATACCAAGTTTATAAAGCCCACACAACTAACAAGTTACAAACCTCTGTCCTCTCAACCCCTAAAATGGGGGGAAAAGCTCTCCCCCCCTGTGTGTAATTTTTTTATCTAACTTTTTTAATTTTACTCACATATCCTATTTATGACCTATTTGAGAGGTTGAGAGGCCACCACTACTACAACACAATGATTATCAGATACTTATAAAACCTAAAAGGTGGCCTCCAAAATGACCCCCCATTTTTTAGCGGCCACCTTCGACAGATTATATCATCTTTTTCCACGATATAATTTTTTAAAAGGGTTTTATTTCCTAAAAGGAAAATATATCTTCAAAAATGACGAAATCACAAAACCCTATTTTTTTCCTGAAAATCAATCGACTAAAAGGCAAAAATGAAGATAACAGGTTAGCCATCGACATTTACATCATCAGCCTCATCCGCCTCATCCGCTTCGACATCAATCGACCCATCCTTCAAACCCCCCTGCTGGGAAATTGCCATCTTCTCCCAAGAGTCTAAAGTGTCACCTCCTGTAGGGATGAGCATCACGCCACCGCTAAGCTTGTGCTCGATGACATCCGGCTGGTTCTCCCCGGTCATCTTGTTGTCCATCTCTAGGGCCTGTAGCTTAGAAGGTAATTTGACAGTGGTACGCACAAGGTTCCCCTCTTTATCATACTGGCGTACTACAGACTCCACAAGCCACCCACTCGGGTCATCAGGGTTGTCTGGGTCGATCTCGAGAACATTGGCCCTGACAACACCTGCTAGGTATTTGCGCTTCTCATTCCTGGTGAGTAGGTTCTCATGATCGCTTACATCCCTGGTGATTGCCTGTAGTCGCTTGATCTCCATCTGGATGGACTCGATACGCATTAGGTTATTACCGGCGGTCCTCGGCTGGTTCTCATCAAGCTCGTAAGCTTCAGCGTAGGCTTCGGGCACTGAGTACCCGCTTGCTATAAGCTGACAAAATTTTGATCGTTTTGGGTTGAGACCTGCATTGAGTTTCATTCCGACCAATATACAGTTTTCAGTTTGTAGCTCAAGCCTATAACAATGCTACTTTCTGTTTAAATAAATTTAAACTAAAAGGCTTGACGGTCTCTAAAACATGGGTCTATAAACCACCCCCCACTATGTTAACTACAAAGAAAATTGGTCGCCCAAAAAACTCCACACGGAGAAAACCAATGAATGACCTTACGGTCGCTGACTTTAGGCATAACTTCCGCCTCGACTGTGAGAAATGGACCAAGCAAAACCCGATGCCTAAAGCACAGATATACTGGAAGCGTTCGGTAGAGGGTAGGCTCGAAGGTGCCAAGGCGGGATATATTATAGGTAGGCAGTGCTTCATATCTTTATATGGCACCAAGTATATTCCGGCAATGTTTGTAGCATACGTCCTGTACTTCCGCAAATTTCCGGAGTATGAGATACGTCCACGCAATGGCCTGAGCTCTTATTACCATCCCGCGAACATCATGGAGATAGACCTTGATATGAATCTAGAGATGACACCTGAGCATACCATCAGTGGACCATGCGGTAACTTACTGAAATAAATTCAACGCAACAATAACCCCCAGAAAATAACAACAATGCCAAAAGGAAATAATCCATTCTTCGGAGCCGACCCAGGTAGAACTTCATTCAAGTTTGCCTATCGTTTGAACATCACAGATTTCAAAGAGTTTTTTGATACACAGATCAACTACCCTGTGCGGATTAACAAGAGTTATTCGGAATTCCACAATATGGATCCTGAGGATCAGAAGAAGTATAAGTGCGTGAAGTACTTCACACCGGCAGCATTCAAGACGGACCAGGAGGACAAGGCTGTAAAGACAATAGCCAACTGTGAGTCGATCTCACTGGTGTGTATCGATGTGGATGACAACGAGGATGCCGCCACGATCATATCGAACATCGGCGTGGTCTATGAGATGCTGGGCAACTACAACTTTGCGATCTACAAGACGGCTTCTTATAAGCAGGAGAACCCTAGGATCCGAGTTGTGGTGGAGGCTGATGGTTTCTCACCTGATATGTATAAGAGTGCTGTATCGTGGGTAGCTGGCAAGCTAGGCATCAGCAAGATCACGGTGGAGTCATGCATACCAAGCCAGGCCATGTACAGGCCCACCACCTTTATTGATACAAACATTGAGAACGACCACCCTGTATTGGCCCACAGGCACACCGGAGTCGCGCTGGGTGAGGATGCTTTCATTGGTACTGAGCTTCTAGACACTGTGTCGAAGTCGGGTGGCCGCAAGCAGTCACTCAGTGATAACCTGTCAGGTCTCGAGTTCCTCATGCCTAGGCTTGACTCAGTGACCTTGGATGACGTTAAGGATGCGCTCTCACAAACTGACCCAGACCTGGACATGATGTCATGGGTGAAAGTGGGGATGGGCATGCGGCACCAGTTCGTTGACTGTGACGAGGATGCCTTTGATGCATTCGACGAGTGGTCATCTAAGGGCAGTAAGTATACAAGCCGTGAAGACGTAGAGAAGCGTTGGCAGTACTTCGCTGCGAATACAAGCGACCGAGTGCCCGTGACAATCCGCACCACTTTGTTAATAGCGAAGTCTTTCGGTTGGGACAATGAGGAGATTCAGCAAAGGTACTTTAAGGACATCCAGAAGTGGCTGGAGGAGTCTGAAACATTTGCGTCATTGGTTGGTAAGGGCGTGGACAGGATCGCAGGATGTCCCCTCCTGACGCCAACTTTGCAGGACTCGCTTTTGTCTCAGATATGCCGGATTGGCTCACAGAAATTTGAGCAGAAGGTTTTAATCACGACCCTCCGCAAGTCTCTAAAGAAGAAACACTCGTCGGTCCGTCAGGCTGAGAAGGATCAAAAGGAAAAGGACAAACCAATCCCAAGCTGGGCACGTGGCCTGTGCTTTGTAGGTGAGACCAAGAAACTATTCCGTGTTGGCACCGGGGAGGCCATGGACCGAGATGCTTTCGACTCATTGTATGCTCGGTACCTTCTGCCGACCAAAGAGCAACTCGAGGAGATTGGAGAGGCTGATAACATCCGTGCTAAGAACACGCCACTTGTACGGCCCCAAGACTTTGTGCTCAATGACCTGCAAGTGCCAACGGTCTTTTCAGATGTCTACGACCCGGCTAACCCCGACGAGAGCTTTGTTAAGAAGGATGGCATCAACTACGTTAATACTTACCGGATGACTCACCCCGAGGCATCCACCAATGAGGCAGACATCAAGAAGGCTGGTGACATTATAAGGTCACACATTGCCATCCTGGCCAAGGAACCTGAGCTTCAGGACATGCTGATACAATTCATTGCTGTGCTGGTGCAAAGGCCAGGTCAGAAGATCCGGTGGGCACCACTCTCGCAGGGCCAGGAAGGTAATGGTAAGGGCCTACTCGCAAAGTTGATTCGGTCGGCCCTGGGTTATGGTCATGTGAAGGTGGTCGATCCAGAGAAGATTTTCTCCGCTTACAATGACTGGGCCTATGGCACACAGTTGGCCGTACTCAACGAGATCCACTCGAAAGGACACTCACGCTATGAGGTTGAGAATAAGCTTAAAGAGCCGATTGCGGATGACCACGTATCGATAAATCAGAAGTACCGCGATCACCGTGAAGTTGATAACGTGACCAACTATATCTTGTTCACCAACTTCCCGGACGCACTCGCGATCAGTGCCGGTTCGCGCCGCTACCTTGTGATAAAGTCTTGGGTACAAACCAAGGCACAAGTACTTCAGCTTAATGCTTCAGGCCACTTTGATCGTGTAGGTCATTTGATAAAGAATTATCCTAGGGCGATCCGTGCGTTCTTCGAACGTGTTGAGATACCTGATGACTTCCCAATCGACGGGCCTCCACCGGTCACACGTTACCAACTCGAGATGCAACAGGCCACAATGCCTGAGGCTGAGCTACTGACCGACCAGCTACTCGAGGATGGCGATCACCCATTGATCCAGTCGGACTTAATATCATCAACCTCATTGCTAAATGCACTCAATGCTGAGTTGGGTAACAGGACCAACAGTAAGTACCTTGCAAACGTCTTACGTCAGATGGGATACGTCCAGGCTGGCCGCTACCGGTTGAATGGCGAACGCCACACATTGTGGCTTGAATATGACTCGATGCTTAAGGGTTTAGACCTTCAAAGTATCGCTGAAGAAAGATTTAAAGAAAATTCTTCAAATTTACTTGACTAAAACCTAAAATCGGTTTTTTATGTTGCTTCACTTAACCAGAAAAAAATTATGACAATCGAACAACAAGAAAAATTACTAAATGACCTGGCTGAAGATTTCTTACCTTTTGTAAGAGAAGTGGAGGCTAGCATCAAAACAACCAAGGACCACTACGGTAGGTATTGGTCGATGCTTTCTCAGCTAAGTAAAGGCAACGAAGATGTCGCTAAGATGTTTGCTCTTGCAATGCGTCGAGCTGGAGCCAATCCAAAGGGAGTAGCATCTGCTCTTAATCTTTGCCTACAAAAATAAACCTAAAAAATAAACCTAAAAAGAAAACACCCATGGAAGAAAAGTACAAATCAATCGAAGTAGAAGTAGAACTCAGCATCGGAAATGCCACTGTGCAAGTTGATGTTTATTATTACAGCAAGGAATGTAAATGTGACACACACAGAGGTGTAGAAAGCTGGGAAGAAATCGAAATTGAGCATGTGGATATTGTGGATGCGAAAGTCTATAATCCAGACACTGGGGATTTTTTCAAATTGAACGGCCCAGTAATGAATCATCTAACATTTACGGATGTGAACATGATCGAATCCGAAGTCGCAACTTACATGTATAACTAATAGAAAAATGGATAACATCGAGCTGAATCATGAATGAGCCTAAGCGAAATACATTGAATCGAGCGACTGGTTCTCGCACAGGCGGGGACTATCGGAAGCTGATCCGAAATCTAAGAAAGGGAATGGAGTCGGGAGAGTTTCGATTCTGCAAACGGTGTCGGGTGCATTATCACGCGCACAACGCCGAACACCACGAACAATGCGAGAACGATAAGGACTAGCATGAATGAAGTGAGGAACGAACGAAATGAATTGTCTAGCTCCGCCTTGTTAGAGGCAGAGCGTAAAGACTACTACGCAAGGCGAGAAGCCCTTGACCGTGCAATAGCTCCGCTGGTGCAAATCTTGATGGAGATAGATATACCAGTGAGAATCATCTACAACCCAAAGACTCACGAACTCAAGCGGGAGTATTCAGGTGAGACGCAGGAGCTAATGGATAAGGTGAATAAGAATATCGAAATGTTTCGAGAGCATTTCTTTCCCTCTAACACCAAGTAATCACGCGCCGTATTCGGCGTTGTGATCTACGCTTGGTTATCAACCCTAAACGATAAAACACTATGGACACTAGAGAAACACCGAGAACTAACTACGCAGCATACCGAGAGCATCTACCGCAAACGGGTGACTTCGAGGGCACACAAGAGCGCAATGCGGCTAGGTGGTGTAATCTACTAAACGAGGCGCGAAAAATGGAACGAGAGCTGCAAGACCTCAAGTGCATCAAGGGACTTCGCTCTGATAACTTAGATAAAATGATGCAGTTCGAAGCTGGGGAATTAAATAGCATGGAAGTGCTTGAGTTGTTTTCCAATTTAATAAAAACAGGTCAGATAAATCACCTCCAGGGTTACTACCAACGGACGGCCTTGGATCTAATTGACACAGGTTTGATAAATGGTGAAGGGGAAATTAACAGCGAACTAACTGAAATATTATGATAAAAGATACAGAATATTACTTAGAAAGTGCGGACCCCGAGGCCATTCGATTTACAGGGCTTGACAGTGCCATAGTTGGCAACGATCAAAATGGGAACCTGGTCTATGAATACAATTTAATGCATAGAGAATTTATGGCTATGGGGATGAGCAACGAGGAAGCCGATGAGTGGATGGACTACAATGTCTTGCCAATAAATGCAGGTTCCGGATTCACAATAATATTTAGATAACCTTCAGCTCAAGTAAAATCAAGTCAAGGAAATCCAACACATCAAAACACCTAACTGATATATTAAAACCACCAACCAGCCCGGTAGGGCGCACATTATGACTAAGAAATACACAAAGAACGATCACATGCACCACCTTAATGACGGCGAGAAACCACTTGACCCCGAAGCAAACCAGTTGATTAAAGACAGGCTGGCAAGGGCAGGGTTAGATGGACAGAAACGCAACACCGCACCGCAGCACATAGGCCAGTGGCTACAGGTCACACACCGGGCTGTCTTTAACCGGGACTTCGACCTATACGTTGGGTCTAATAAAATCGAGAAGCACTTCAGAAGCTAAGCCATGACATACATGACACTTATACTTGCACTTATAACGATTGAATCCGGTGGCAATGACTTTGCAATAGGAGATGACGGGAAAGCGTACGGTTGCCTTCAGATGCATGCCGCATACGTCCAGGATGCCGCTGAATATGCCGGGAAGGATTGGATCCATGAGGATGCTTTTCAAAGGGATGTGGCTATTCAGATCTTTGAGGCTTACATGGCTCGCTATGCAACTAAGGAGAGGCTAGGCAGGGAGCCAACAATTGAAGACATCGCAAGGATCCACAATGGTGGCCCCAATGGCTACAAAAAACCCTCCACAGATAAATATTGGAAAAAAGTTAAAAAATTATGGCAAAAACAATAATAACTGAGGAGGCAACAACCTTGTTAATGAACAAAGCATTGTTTTTCATGCATAGTGAAGAACCAAATGAAGAACGTGCCGAGGTCATGTTCGAGCTTCTTTGCGACGAGCTACTTGAGATATTACCAGGGTATGAAAACAATTCAAATAGAGCCAAGGTAGTTGCTGAAGTTTTAGTGCAGTTAGCAATACAGTCGGGGATTGATTTAAGTGGAACCCCCTGGGGATTAGAAGAATAAAAGACCCACCCTTTGCTTGACACGATTACAATAAACGGTTTCCGTATTAACTCATTCAATTTTTCTTGCTCACTTTGGGGTAATGTGAGTGAGAAATACCCGGCACCGCAGCGGGTTATCTGCGGTACTTTTTTAAACTAAAACCAAACAAGATAAAAAATATGTCACTAGAAAATAAAATACAGATGCTTCTTGAAGCACTCGAAAGAAACACCGATGCACTTTTAAATGCATCTCTTACTAAACAGGTTGAACCTTTGATCGTTAAGGTACAAGAGCCCGAGCCAGTAGTTGAAGAGCCCGAGCCGGTAGTTGATGAGCCCGAGCCAGTAGTTGAAGAGCCCGAGCCAGTAGTTGAAAGTAAATCAACTGCAACTATTGAGGAATGCCGTGTTGTTGCTACATACATAATCAAAAATAATAAAGACAAAACCGGCCTCTCATCTGTTCTACAAAAGAATGGTGTTACAAACTTATCATCATTTAGCGGGGACATGGATTCATTCTTAAAAGATCTTGAGGATGCCGCTGGAGTTAAACTTGAGGACTGCCCAAACTAATGAGCACTCACTCAAAACTAGCACCTAGTGCCTCCAAGAGATGGATGGAATGCACAAGGTCCGTAAGCTTTATCGATGAGTTAGCCGCCGAGGGCAGAATCAAACTCGGTGGCACCTCTTCATATGCTGAGGAGGGTACCCTTGCTCATGAGTTTGCTTCAAATGTACTCGAGGGTTTAATGGACCTGGATGACATACCTTTCCACCCTGAGATACTTGAGAGCGATTATGATGGCGAGGAGATGTGTGAGGCCATAGGTAGCTATGTAAACCTAGCTAAGAGGCTTGTGAAGGAGGGAGATAAGGTGCTTATTGAAAGCTCCGTACCTCTCTTTTACAAACCCGAGGACACTGGTACAGTTGACTATGCTGTGGTGTCACAGAAAAGCGTTCAGATCTTAGACCTAAAATATGGTAAAGGTGTTGAGGTTGAAGCCAAAGACAACTCACAGTTAGCAATCTACGCTATGTCTTTGATTGAAAACCTCTGGTCTGAAATTGATTTTACTCCGGACACAAGTGTTATCATATCGATTCATCAACCACGCACAAGGGGTGACAACCCTACCCGTGTTTGGTCACTAAACCTAGGCGAACTAATTGAGTTCTGTAAGCCAATTACAAATGCCGTTGTAGATATTACTGAGGGCCATGACTTAGATTTCTATCCGAGCCAGGAGGGTTGTCAGTTTTGTCCTGCCAAAGGTGTTTGTTCCGCAAGAGCTGATTATGCCACAAATAATTTTAGCCGCGCTTCAATTGATGCGGTTGCTCAGCTCTCAGATTTAAAAGAAGAGCCAACTGATAAATTTGTGGGCCCAAGCTTTGAGACTCTAAGCGATAAACAAATTGCTACTGTTGTAAACCACGGCAAAGACTTAATTAAATGGGTCAATTCTGTAACCGACGATGCCAAAGAAAGAATACTAAAAGGTCTCCCGGTAGAAGGTTTAAAAATTGTTCAAGGTAATAGGGGCCAAAGAAAATGGACTAACGAATCCGAGGCTGACAAACTTATTAAAACTAAGATCAAGTCTCAGGATCGCTACACCAAGAAACTAATTTCTTTGGCACAAGCCGAGAAGCTTCTCAAAAAAGAAACTCTATCAACTAGGTTTAAGAATCGCTTTGAGGATTTAACTGATCGCAAACCCGGTTCACCAATACTTGTAAATGCCCAGGATGAACGTGATTCAATTATTACAGAAATCACAGATAACTTCGAAAATATCTAAAAGTATTTGACAACAATTAAACATAAAGTATCTCTCTCATTGCCACTCTGGCAATAAATAGTAAAAAACAAAAACAAAAACAAATAATAAGTATGCAAATCGTAATCAAGAATGTCCGCCTCTCTTTTCCTAGCCTTTTCAAGGCAAGTAGCTTCCAAGGAGCGGGTGGAGAACAAACAGATCCTAAGTATTCCGCTACGTTCATTATGGACAAAGAGGAAAACGCACAGGATATCAAACGTATCCAAGATGGTATTGATTCACTAGTGAAGGAATACTTCAAGGGTAACTCAAAAGCACTCAAGGGTGTTTGCTTGCGTGACGGTGCTGAGAAGACAAATGATGATGGTTCTCCAAAGGACGGCTTTGGTGAAGGTATCATGTTTGTATCCGCATCAAACAAAAACCGACCTCAGATTGTGGACAAGATTAAGTCCGTTCCATTAACTGAGGATGACAACAAAATGTACCCTGGGTGTTATGTTAACGCAGTTATTACACTGTGGGCACAAAACAACAAGTTTGGTAAGCGTATCAACGCAAACCTCTTGGCCGTACAGTTTGTCAAGGATGGCGACCCATTCGGTGAAGCTCGTGTAGACGTTGGTTCTGTCTTCGATGATATCGAAGATGATTCCGATTCAATGCTCGATTAGTATCTATAAACTTTGCCCTCCTCAAATCGAGGAGGGCATTTTTTAACACTTCAAACCTAAAAACGTTTAACAGTTATGAACATAATTAATAAAGGATTAGAAATATCTGAGCTACTAAATGCCAACCATGGCCTAGCTCAGGAGGTCGGTAACTATCTTGAAATCGAAACAGCCTCAAAAATAATTGCAAGAACCCCACTGCACTGTGACTTTGATGACATGGTATCTTCGGTGGCAAAGGGTCTTGCTAAGGCATCCGGGGATAAAAGTGGGTATGACAAATACCTAGATCAAGCTTTCTATTTGCTGGACGTTTAATATGGCCCTATACCACTTAGACTTTGAGACCTTCAGTTGTGCCGACCTTAAGAAGTATGGTGCTTACAGGTATGCTGAGGACCCCTCAACTAAGATCCTCCTCTGCGCTATTGCGGAGGGGGATTCAGAGCCTGTGCTTTGGTCAGTAAACGCAAGTGATAAAGAAAATGAACCAGCATTGAAACTCTTGCGTGAGGTATCTGAAAACAAAGATGCTCTGATCTATGCACACAATTCACAATTTGAAAATGCCATCTCTAAGTACAAATGGGAGAGTACATTTTCTTTACCTGTACCGGATGTAACACAATGGCGTTGTACGGCTTCCATGGCTCGACGTGCCGCAATACCCTCAAGCCTTGCAAAGTGCGCTTCCTTCCTAGGTCTTGACCAGTTAAAGGACACTTCCGGTATGAAGCTTATTCGTATGTTTAGCATCCCAGCTTCAACGGGTGAAAACAAAGGTCTTAGATTGATGCCTGAGGATAGACCCGATGAGTTTAAAGATTTCGGATACTACTGTCTCCAGGATGTCAGGACCGAACAGAAGGTCCACAAAGCTTTAAAGAAGTTTGATCTTAAAGGTGATCCGCTAGAAGGATTTTTGTTTGACGCAAAAATGAACGACCGTGGTGTGCCAGTGAACGTAGAAGGTCTTTTGTTTACAGACAAACTAGTAAATGAATTGAACGAAAAGCTTTCGGTACAGTTTGAGAAAATCGTTGGCCTTAGACCAACCCAAACAATAAAATTTGTTGAGTGGCTCCAGTCCAAGGGATATCCTGGTAAGAACCTACAGGTTGCAACGGTCTCAGGTGTTTTGGGAACTGACCCTAAGGCAATCGGAATGGAACAGATTGCCTATGAAGCTTTAAAGATACGATCACTTCTAGGATTCGCCGCTCTCAAAAAGATACCAACCATGTTGTCGGCGGTTAACTCCGATGGGCACGTCCGTGGTGCACTGATGTGGTCCGGTGCCGAAAGGACGCACAGATGGGCTGGCAGAATTATCCAACCACAAAACTTTAAACGGCCCGAAATCAAGGACACTGAGAATTTTTACAATACCCTCTGTTCTGGTGCACTCGAGCTAGATACCTTAGAGATGCTTTATGACAACCCGCTTCTGGCAATTGCATCTTGTATAAGGCACTTCATTCAGCCCAAGGGGGAGCGTGGATTCTTTGACGCTGATTATGCCTCGATTGAGGCAAGGATCGTTTGCTGGCTCTGTGATCAGGAGGATAGCCTTGATCTATTCAGGGCCAATAAAGATATATACAAGGTTATGTCATCACACATCTTTGGCATAGAGCCCGAGGAGGTCACCAAAGAACAAAGGTTTGTTGGCAAGCAAGCGGTCCTAGGTTGTGGTTTCGGTATGGGCGAGGACAAGTTCAAGGGTACTTGCGAGGCATATGGACAAAATGTCAGCACAGACCTAGCCAGCCGCGCAATCAAAACTTTCCGGAAGGTAAACAACAGGGTCTCAGCATCTTGGAAGTCAATCAATGAAGCTGCTAAGGCCGCTATTAAGGCCCCAGGGACTAAGTTCAATGGCACTGACAAGGTAGTATTTTGCTACGGCAATGAGTGTGGTTTCCCCGCTCTAATAATGCGTGTACCAAGTGGCCACTGCTTGATCTATCCAAGAGCTCGGTTGGATATGGTCGAGAAGACTTACAAGGGGGACACCTATAAAAGCCAGGAGATAATATTCTGGGGTAAGGTGCCGGGTAAGTCTAACATGTGGGGCTGGGTATCAACCTATGGTGGTAAGCTTTTGGAGAATGCAACTCAAGCCGTGGCCGGTGACGTTATGTCAAACGGTGCTGTGAAGGCACAGGCCAAAGGCTATGAGATATTCATGCTGGTTCACGACCAGGCCCTTGCAAAGATCAAGCCTGGTCAAAGCATCGAAGAGTTCTGTGAGATACTATGTGATTTACCAGAATGGGCGGACGGTCTTCCAATTGAAGCGGAGGGTTCTGAGGTACCATTCTATCGCAAAGACTAAACCTTGACTAAAAAGATTAAAAACCATTTATTATATGCACCATGAAAAATTTTAAACCATTCCCGGAAACTCCTGAGGTTACTCAAGAGGACAGACTGCGCTTGAAAAGCGCGGGTTATTTAAACTGCTGGAATGCAATGAATTCCGCTCTTTCTAGCAATCCACCATCAGCGGAAGACCTAAAAAAGTTAATCCTTATTGAACTCGAAAGGAAGAGACCACGCTCCCCAATGATCAATAAATTTATAATCCGATTGCAAAAGGCGGAGAGGGTCATTATCATGGGGAAGATTATAGAATCTAATCCCAAGAAACAAATGATACCGGTTAATTTGTCCTATGCTTGAAAAGGAAGTTGAGAAGAAAATAGGTAGTTACGCCAAATCGAGAGGTTGCATATACTATAAGTTTTCATCCCCAAGCAACAGAGGTGTACCGGATAGAATAGTAATATCACCATCAGGGGAGGTTCTTTTTCTTGAGCTTAAAGCCCCCGGTAAAAAGCCAACTAAACTTCAACTTCGTGAAATTAATAAGCTAAAAGAAAACAACGCTAGGGCTGCCTGGTGTGACGATGTTATTTCGGGGAAGCTTCTCATTGATTCAATTTGCAAATGAAGAACCCGCCAAACTTTTTTGAATTAAAGTCTGTGCTTTATAGGCTTAAGAAACCTAAGTTCTACAAGTTGATGAGCAGAGAAGATCGTAAGTTTGTTAAAAAAATGGATACCCTTAGATCCTTTACCCGTAATCAGAAAGAAAGAATAGTCAGAATATCAGATGAAATTCCAGCCCCTTAAACACCAGGACATAGGAATCAAATGGTTGAAAGATCGGAATGTAGCCGCACTCTTTGCCGGGATGGGGTTGGGCAAGTCATCAATGACACTCTCGGCACTGGACGATCTTTTTTGTGAGGGTGCCACAAAGGGTGCGCTAATTGTGGCACCTCTTAGAGTGTCTGTATTGACTTGGCCGTACGAAATCCGGAAGTGGGATAGGTTTAAATGGATGAGGGTTGCCTTGCTGAGAACCAAGGAAGGTATGCAAGCATGGAAGGACGGCTCCGCTGATATCTATTTGCTGAACTACGAAAGGATACCACAATTCTGTAAGTCTTGCCTTGAGGGCGTTAACAAAGAAGACATGCCAGTGGACACCATCATATGGGACGAGCTCTCTAAGGCTAAATCACATAGCAGCAAACGGATAAACACCATCCGCAAGTATCGGGACCTCTTTGACCGCCACTGGGGCCTTACCGGCACCCCAAGACCGAATGGTATAATTGACTTGTTCTCTCAAATCCGCCTTTTAGATGGTGGTGGTCTTTTGGGCAAATCATTCTATGGGTTTCGCCAGGCTTATCTAAAACCCGACAATGCTTTTTCACAGTTCCCAAAATGGCTAGCACGTCCTGGGGCTGATGAGGTTGTAACCGAGAAGCTTTCCGATCTCTCTTTGGTACTTAGGTCCGAGGATTGGCTGGACATACCACCAACAAGCGTTGAGGACATTGAGGTTTCTTTGCCAAAGGAGGCGGCCAAGATATACAAAGAACTTCAGAAGGAGTTTCTGGCCGAGCTGGAAGATGGGAAAGAAGTGGTGGCGGTAAATGCTGCGGTGAAAATGAACAAACTTTTACAGGTAACCTCCGGGGCTGTATACGATGAGAATCGTTCTGTCGGCCTAGTCCATGACAACAAGATCAAAGCACTAAAGAAGTTTCAAAAGGACAACCCTGGGCCGATCCTAGTGGCCACTGCCTTCAAGCATGAGCAGTCAAGAATCTTGAAATCCTGCAAGGGGGCTGAGCTATTTCGTGGAGATACCCTTGATAGGTGGGTCGCCGGTAAGATACCCATGCTTGTAGCCGATCCCCGATCAATCGGACATGGTGTTGATCGGTTGCAGGACGGTGGCCGTATAGCGGTTTGGTTTTCACCGACATGGTCCAGGGAACTGTATGACCAGTTCAACGCCCGGCTTGCAAGAACAGGTCAAAAAGAGGAGACAAGGGTTGTGAGGATTGTCTGCCCCGGGACTGTAGATGACGCAGTCCTAGAGGCACTGAGGGCACGTGGCGAGGGCCAAGATGGTTTCCTAGCCGCTGTTAAAAATCTGCAAGATCTCGCAAGAGTTTAGATTTCAACAGCGTCCGCAAAGAATGGATCATTTGCCAAGATGTATGCATAAGCCTGAGAGTTAAATGAATTACCTTCTTGCTTAAGAACCTCGTCGGAGAAGTAGGTGTTGAAGTCTTCAACGCTAACATAGTAATCACGGGTCGCCTGGTGTACGTATCCTGAGCCACCGTCCCTGGTTGCTTTACTGATCCATGCTAGAATCCACAAGCGGCAGACCTGAGCGTGATAATCAAACTCAGTGGACTGTTTGACTGCCCAGTATTCAATGGGGATACCATTTTCTAATGTGTGTGTTTTTAGTAGTGCCATAATTTTTTTTACCAGTTGCTGATTTGTAAAGATATCGATAAACTATATTGCTCCCAATTGTTATATGTCCGATATTGTACGTATCCGGTTCCTAACTGTCCGGGCACAGAATCAATGTAGGTTAATGATCCAATTGAAGCTGTATCAAAATCATCCCCAGAGCGGTAGCGTACCGATAGAGTTTGTCCTGTATAGATTGTAACCCAACCAGCCCCATTCAAATTCCGTTGTAGTAGAAATCCATTACTCCCGTCTCCAGTACAGGAACCAGTAAGGAATACCGTTGGGCTTGATTTGATAAACCGATTTTCTGTGGTAGCTCCCGGAGCATTCCAAGCGTATATTGTTAGCACAGGACTAACGGCGGAATAAGAAGCTATCTCATGTTTATATAAAGTAGGCACCGCAGGTTTCGTTAGAGCATCGCTACGATAAAGGTAAACATCATTATCAACCACAATCTGACTGCCCTCAATTCGACCGTGGAATACACCATTGTTCATGACTACATCATTAAACTGCGCGTCACCGTTGCCCCGAATCTGGAACCCTGTAAGATTTGTTGCGTTAAAGTTATCAGATTTAATCTGACCGCCGGTCCCGCTTAGGTTAAACACAGCGGAGTCAATTGTACCCGTTGTGATGTCACCCGCAGATATACTTGAAACAGATAGGTCATCAATCACAGCCTGGGACAAGTTGGCCAGGGTAGCAACAATCTCGTTGGTACCTATCGCATCGGCGGTGATTGCACCTGCTGAAATTTGGGAAGCTTCAATAGCTCCGTCTACTATCAAGCGCGTGTCTATAGCTTTTTTAAAATATGTGTCCCCAAAGTATGCACGGAGTGGGCCATCATTAAGTTTGACCATCCTGATTTTTGCAAATCTGTAACCGGTGGGGACTGGTGCAGCTTTACCTTCGACAGTTGTAAGAACATTATATGGGATCTGCCCATTTGAGAAGTAACCGTACGATAAGGTACCAGTGAAATCTTCATTCTGGGAGTACTTAATGTCCATATATACAGTCCCCGCAGTGCCGGAATTTATATATGCTTTGTATCTTGCACTTATTACATCACCTGGCTCAACCTCGAAAGTTTTGCCGTCTACAACTATAACATTTGCATTGTCGCCCAACTTGGCAACCTTAGTAGAATTCCAAGTGACCGGATTGGAAGGGTTTTGAAAAGTTAAATTTGTACCCTGTACAAGAGTCCAGTAGGAATAATCGGTCAGGTTAGAGGTTCCTACAATGTTACCAGTAGTCCCACCAAGTGTAAGTTTTGATGCGGTTATACTATTAGCTGCAATCTTATCGGCAGTTACAGAATTAGCTAAGATCTTATCGGCAGTTACGGCATTAGCCTCAATCTTATCGGCAGTTACGGCATTAGCCTCAATCTTATCGGCAGTAATCGCCCCGTCCACTATCAACTCACCATTGATTTTCTCTTCTATACGAAGATCTTGAGCCTCCATGTACCCAATAGTACCATTATAACTAAGGATAATTAAAGGTGCCATCGTTCTGGCATTAGCTGGGAAGGTTTTGGTCGTATCAAAGCCAAACTCATCGGAGCGAAGTGTAAAATCAGTACCTGGGAGAAAACTCCCACCACCTGCATAAAACCACTGGGTGCCATCACCATTTATGTTGGTCCCACTAGAATCAAACAATGCGACCCCAAGGTAGCATGTCCCATTAGCGGTGGCGGAAGACCTTCTAACTACACCACGGACACGATACGTTTTGTTTGGGTCGAACGGCAAACGGTCGGCCCCGTTATACCATGCCCTGTTTGAACCTCTTATTACATTGTTACCTACTAGACCGTCAGTGATAGTCGTAAAAGTTGCATTCGATAAACTATTAGGATATCTAACCCACGCCGAAGAGTCTTGGCATCCTGGATCAGCATTAAGAGCCGCGCCACGGCCACTGACCAAAAGTTTACTTGTTGTAACAGCATTAGCCGCAATCTTATCGGCAGTTACAGCATCGGCCTCAATCTTAGTTGCCGTGATAGAATTAGCTAAGATCTTATCTGCAGTTACAGCATCAGTCGCAATAGAGCCAGCGGTTACAGCACTATCTCCGAGTTTACCAGCTACGATTTCTCCATCGACGATGTTAGCTGCAACTACAGCATCATCCGCAATCTTACCCGCTACAACGGCACCATCTATAATCTTGATATCGGTGATTGCATCATCTTCGATCTTAATGGTGGTGATCGCGCCGGTGTCGATCTGTTCTGTATTTACTGAGTAGTCCCAGGTGCCACCGTTGTTACGGTAAAGTCTGTAGTCATCTGTGGACAAGGTTACCTGTGCCCCCACAGGGTAATCGCCATCTGGTAGTGTTGGGAGTGCCGATACAATCTGAATTGGGCGGATACCAAGACCAAAGTCATCCGCCTCCAAGACTTTTTGAACGTCTACCCAAGCGGTGCCGCTCCAACGGTACATTCTATTACCATCGTCAGTATCGAACCAAAGTGCACCTTCCGCTGAGGTGCCACCAGGGTCTGGTGGTGCGGTTGGTCCGTAGTAATTTTGACCTATAACGACATTAGTCGTACCCCCAACAGGGTTTGACCAAGCGGAATAAAGCAGTGTCCCAGTTGTTAGTGTTTTGACGGCTCTAACTCGGAAATATATTAGTTCATTATCACCCAGCCCAACTAGTAAGTAATTGTTTATCTCACTTGTGGCATCTGCTGATGGTGTATCATTTGCAAACGGTTTAGCTGAAATTTCATAGAAGTCGGCACCAGCTTGGGTATCCCAGTATACTTGCAACGAGCCATAGCCAGAAACAACATTTACATTGGACGGGAGAACTGGAACCGCGGCCTCCGTAGCACTTTGTGACAAAGTAACACCTGACCACGGTCCTTGACCTAAATCAGTTACGGCAGCTACACGGATATACATTGGGGTGTAAGGTACATCCAATGTGAGAGTATTGTCAGTAACCTCTACCGAATCAATGTATGTTGTTAAATTATCAGACCACTGGACAATGAACAATCTCGCGGATCGAATTGCGTTCCAGAGTATCGTGACACGACTTGCATCATTGCTTAAACTGTAGCCAAGGCCATTGACCTTGGGAAGGCTCCATGAGTCGATTACACTCGGGCCAGGTAGCGGAGGTGCAGGGGATTGTGTGTCGTAGTAAAAAACTCTAGAGTCATAGTTGACCCCGGTTATCGAGATTTCTTCTTCACCATTGGTTGAAACATCAACAACGGTTAAAAGTTTGCCTTCAAGGTTCTGCACACCAAATGCAAAGATTGGTAGCTCATGTGTACTAGAAAAATCAAATACACTTAAGTCTATAGAACTTTGGAGCTCAACTTTATAAGGGTCACCGACTACTTCTGTTACTATGTGCGGCCCAGAGGCAGCACCTGTTTTATCTTTCAATACCACTTGGTGCACCTCACCAGTTGTGAAGGTAACCTCACTATCAAGTTGTAGTACTAAACCCTGGAAAGCTAACAACCTGCCGCCTTGACCCCACTTTGGTAAATCATGCTGAACAAGTATCAAGTCACCCCAAGTTGGTATGTGACCCTCAAGTCCGGTCGAGAAGGTTACATTCTCTCTATTGTACCTTCGCTTACTTTCCTCGTACATACCTTCGCGATAAGCAATGTCCCTGTTGGTGATACCAGGGAACTTCATTGGCTCTAGGTAATCCGCACCGGAATCTGGCAACGCACACACCAGGACTTCTGATTTCCAAGTTATGGGATCAACGTACTCCGCCTCGATACCATCGTACTCGTTCTGATTGTAGATTTTTATGTCCCATTCAAGTGACCCACTTACAATATTGTTTGGACCAAAAACAGCCGTTGGTATTGTTTTTGATCTCTCTAAAGCGATTGTTATAATCGAGCCCCTTAAGAGTGGCCTCCCACGAACAGCTCTACAAACCGTTGCGGCATCCTCCCAGACGGTCCCTCTAGTATCAAAGGTCCAGTCGAAAGTTCTGCCTTCTGCGTTAAGCTGTTGATCCTTTAAAAGGAAATCATCAAGATCGAAGAACTTATCTTCAGTGACGTTGCCTCCATAGATTGACCTAAAGATGTTGGCCATGGCCCAAACGGCTGACCGAGTTGCGACAGGGTTGGACCATTGTACACCGTTCCAGATTGGCAGTTTACGGGTTGCAAACAAATTGATCTGGCTTCTTGAGCTATCATTAAAGTTATTACTAGCCCGTGCTCTTATAGCAAGTAGTGTTACGTCACCATAGTTGCCAACATTTGGCAAAAAAGCTCTGAGACTTTCCCACTTGATTGTGTTATTTGCCCGGAAGTTAGTGTCCTTGTTATTAGTTCTTCTGGCACGAACCTCATATCTGCCGGAAGGTACTACCTTCGTCAGGGTGTATCTTTGTGGGGTCACAGTTCTCAATGTCTTTGAGAAATCACTTAATACTAGCCAATTCCCAACAGGGTCACCATTTTGATCAATTTGCCGATATTGAAACGATGCAGTTATAGTACGGCTATCTAGGCCGCCCTCATCGTTTGAATAGTTTAGGCCCTGTGGGATAATGACATCAACTTCAATGATGTCAGATGAACTTTGTGGCCCACCAGCGGCGAAGGGTCCAACCCAACTGTCATATTCAGGCTCATTGGGACCAAACATTTCAATCCCGGCAACCTCGTTAGAAGTTTCAACATTGTCCCTAAACAAATCAACTGTTTCACCTGGCTCGTAGACTACATACTCAGTATCGTCAAAGTTATTGATATTGGTATCCTCAACAAATACATTCTCAATTTCGAACTCGCCTTGACCAAGACAAAACAAAGAATACAGATACTGTTCATTGTTTATGTACTTGTTATAAGATATGGCGGCGTATGAAGGGAAAATTCTGACACGACCATAATGGTCTTCAATTGGATCACCCAGCTTTACTTTATTAGTTTGGCCCCGTAGGGTGAACACAGGGTCAGGTTCAGGTATCGCTCCCATTTTGGGAGGTGTCACAACCATTAACAAACTGACCGCAATAGAAACAACGACAGCTATGATTACGTAGATAACCCAATCAGCTCCAGTGACCGCAACAAAGCTTACAATTTCGGAGTCCTCCGGTACATAAGACCCCCACTCTTTTCTCAATAATGGTTTGTCCCCGACTATGCAAATTGTTGGAATTACAAAATCAGAATTACCATCTCCGTACAACTTCGCAGCTACATCCAAAACGGTCTCGTTTTTCTCGAAATCAAAGATTGTTTCGATTTTTTTCGAGAACGGATTAGTTATGTGTATCGCTTTGGCCATATCTGTAATAGAATATTTTGTTGTACATTTGAATTTTAAGTTGGGACCTAGTTTCAAATACTACCCCCGAAGCTTCAGAGCAATGTACAACACCGCTACCAGATCCATCTGTAAATATCCCAACATGATGGGAGTTATTAGATCTGCCGAGTAATGCTATGTCAAACTCTTGTGGCTGAGTGACTTCATAAAACCCCATGTGGGTGACCGACTCTAATTTTTTTTGTTTTGCTATTTCTTTATATATCTCAACAGGGTTCCCGCGATCAACACCAGCCATCCTAGGTAGTTTTACACCTTTTAATTTTGAGTAAACATCTATAACTAGGCCCCAGCAATCAAACTCATCAGGTCCTACTCCCCCGGCTACCCAAGGTAAACCTATATAATCAATCGCCCAGTGCTTGTCCATTTCTCTATGAGCCCCCCAAGCTTGGAAACCTCGCTCTGGTGTACATCTCTAGTGGGTGCTTCTTATTTAAAAGGTCGGCGAATGTCGCTCTTGCAGTCACTTTAAATACGTCTGCTTTGACATCCGTTAAATTCAGAACCAAAGGGGGGTCCAACTGTGGTGCGGTTAAATCTGTAGACAAGTACGGTCGGTAGGTGAGCTTGACGGGATCTTTTGAGTCTTTTACCGCATCCATGAAATCACTGACACGCCTATCAACATTGTCTATTACAATGTCTAGCTCCTGAAGACCATTCTCCCCCGCCGCTGGCAGTTTAAATTCAAAACCAGTTGCGCTGAAGAGCTGATTGGTTACTCCATCCTCAAGTGTTAAAGTGTAGTCAACCAGGGTTTTTGATAACCACATAGTCCCCCCAGGTAAAGAGGGGTGGCTTATCTCAAGTGTATCAATTATGACTATGTCTGTTGGGGCGGAGGCATAAGCCTCTTTAATTGCTTCGCTGTAGGCATCGTTTGGCATACAAGATGTTTAAACTATAAAAGGTTAAATTGGAAGGATTATATTTACAGAATTTTGAATGTCACCCGCATCAAGTTTGTAGTCTATCAAATTCTCAGGCAGTGGCAATTCACTGTCGTGCCCTTTTGTATATTCAATCCCTTCCCGAAACAAACAAACAACCTTACCCCCATTAGACTTAACCCAGTCGGCCTCATTTGGAAACCTACAATCATCTATGACTACAATTAAATCATCCGGTCTCTTGGAATTGTAAACCAGTTCATCAATTTGTCTGCCCATAGCCCACAGCCAAACTGACTCATTGACCATTTCTCGGCCCCATTCCGTACCAAGGGTGCAAAGCATTTCCCTTGCTGACTTTCCAAGACCGGGGACCGGCTCCTCTTTATCTAAATTCAAATATCGGTCTTCAACACCTATTGCCTTAAGCATTGCACGTAAAGGGGTCGCAAAGGATAAAATTTTAACATCCCTACTTCGAAATTGTATTGCTTTGGCGATTGTTGTTTTACCAACTGTTTTAGCTCCATTGAGCGCAATTAATTTCATATAGATTTAAAATATCTTGTAGTTAGTCCTTCAGTCTTGTGATACTCAAACGCACTTGCCCCTTTTTGGCTCCCAACAAATCCAGCTCCAGAGTGCCATGCATCTGTGGCACATAGTGCCTCTAGGTACTCAACCACCAAGCCCGACTGTTCGTCAATAACAACTGGTGCAATTGTCTTCTTATGGTGTATGTGGCCCATCTTAAGATGTCGGTACTTTGTTTGGCCCCACTCCTTGGCAAACTCAGCGGCGATAATCAATGGCCACTTTTGTGCCGCAATCCTGTCGCCGTGCGCCCACAATAATAAATTGTCGCCGAACACCATGTGTTTTCTAGGGGAGGGATCGGATTTGACCTTAATGTTTGGGCATTGGCTGTAATAGGCATCTAGAACCCGCGAAAGCCACACCTCGGAGTGCCAAGAGTGATTACCCTCTAGCACTACAATCTCTACCTCGGCGGCAATAGAGGCAGCAACTTGTACAACATCTCTGCAAGCACGGATCAAATACTCTACTACCCTATGGTACCGGGTATCAACGTCGAGCACGTGCCCACTGGCCTCTGTCTGATTGCTTCGGTTGTCGCTGTGCATCATGTCACCTCCGAATACTAGGACGCATTTTCCTGGCCGTCTTGCTCTTGCGGCTAAACCCTCGGCGGCCTGTACCATTCGGGCCGCTGCAACATCACAGTTGTAGTCAGCGTCTTTGGTTTCTTTTTCGTCGGCGTACATACCAACGTGTGCATCGAAAATATCTAGTTCAAAAAGTAAATCCTCGGTGTCTGTCTTTTTAGCCTTTCTTACGGGTGCTTTACCCAAGCCTTTGACTTGATCGCACAGCCCATCCACAAAATCCTGCATGCCCTGCGCTTCCGGGTATAGCCTTCTCCACTCCTGGATAACATTGCCAGCACCATCGTATTGTACAGTTGTTTTTCCAACTGACAAGTGGGCCGGTGTTGGTGCCCCTGACTTCCAAGGAACTTTACCTAGTTTCTCTAGCCGCTTTATCTTATTGCGGACAGTCGATTCGTTCTGTCCTAAGATTTTAGCAGCCTTGCGATAAGATCCGGCTTCTAGATATACGTCTACGGCGAGCTGTTGCGAAGGAGTCATATTTTTTACTGTTGATCGACGTTTAGAGCAGTCGATCTTTAGCTCTCTCCCCCTATTTGACTTGTGAGGATCCGAAGTAGAATCCCACAATCGCCAAAGCTGTCTGGCGTATCTCCGGTAGGATAACAAAACCCTGTACAGTGGACCACTCTAGACGCTTAAATAGCCCTAGGAATCCCTTGGATTCCGATTGTATGCTAACACCTATGTCAGTAAACGCGAAGACAAATGGGGCTATTACAATGGCAAAGATAACTGCTGCAGTAATTGCACGCCGCATATAGACACCACCCCGTGCCGCTGCTTTGTCCGCTGATTCATCCGCTATTGTTTGCCGGGCAATCATACGCTCAAAAAGACGAGCCTGATTATCAGCCTGTGCTGCGATCATTTTCATGACGAATCCGCTTACGCCGCCGCCTAACATTGCTAATAGTTCTGGTGTCATAATATTATTTCTTAAAGATGTGCCACCAAGCGATGGCTAAGGATGCTACTCCTCCGCAAAGTAATGCGAAGATACTAGCTAGATCGTTTGCACTGGACAGAGTTGCTGTAAACTGAGCTACTCCAAGAGTACCCCAAATTTTAAAATGTTCTAACAATTGATCGTTCATTAAAAGCGGATTTGGCAGTGTTCAAGTGTTTCGGGCTGGCGGCAATTGATAATGCCGTTGCCACTAGGTAGAAAGACTGTTGCAGAAATGAGGTTGTTACCCTCCATTTTCTTTTCGTCGTAAATTGCTTGTGCCGCTTCCGCGTCTGCTGCGTCTGGTGTAGAATATTGACTAGCTCTCCAAGCAGTAACTGCCGTGAGCTTTTCTTGCTCGTCAGCATTCTCGTCGTGTATCAAATCCTTTATCTCTTGGGGCATTTTACTTGGCTGCGATAGCATCCAGACTGAGTCTTTTAAATGTAATATTTTATTTTCCATATTATCCTATGTTTACCTCATTGAAATTTTCATCTAAGCAAAGTCGAACCACGCCAGAGCCTGTGGAGGGAAATGAATATTGTCCGCCTCTGCATCTTAAAATAGCACCTTCATTTGAAGAATTTTTTTGACCAAAGCTGTTATCTCCAGCAGTGCAGTTTTCAATTATTGCACCAGCTTCAATTGTCCCTGTCCCATTTAATGCACACACAAATGATTGAATACCTGCTTCACAATTAATGGCTTTTCCTTTAAAACTAGTTGAACTTAAACTAGAATTTAAAAAGCCAAATGATTTGTCCCCAGCTTTGCAACCAATGTAAGTTGCGTTTATATCTCGCGTCACATTAACATCAAAATTTCTAGCGAAAAAGGATTGCAACCCAGCAGTGCAATTTTTGTATGTCCCATAAACGCCGCTAGTCGCACCCCATACAATTTTGTTTGAATTACTAGCGAAGGCATAAAGACCAGCAGTGCAATTTTCAGTTACTCCAAGTGCATTTTGTTGCCCGAAAGACCCATTTCCTTTTGCTGTGCAGTTTTTAATTGTGCCGTTATTCTCTGAGACACCATTACCGCCAAATGCTCTAGGAGCAGTGCCTGTGCTGTGGCAATTATCGATGATTCCGTCATTGTATAAATCTTCTAGAAACGGGTTGCCAGAACAGTTTTTAATTGTGCCAGTATTGCCATTGCCAAGATGATACCAATCATTCGTTGCATTTGCATTATCAACAGTTCCATAATTAGCCTCAACATAAACAGTTGCAGCAGTTACGTTTTTAATTGTTCCGTAATTACCACCAATGTCTAATTTGAAAAATGTGCCGCACGTTATATCTTTAATTGTCGCAGCCTCACGAGCCTCGTAGACAGTAAAGGAACTAGTTGTTGTTATGTTTTCAATATTTCCCTCTGCAATATTTAAGAAAAAACTATTGCAAGTAAAATCTCTGTATGTTGCATTTGTTGAAACAAAAGTTGCATTGTCAATAATCGAGCCAAGGGTTGGATTCCCAATGCCAATAATATTTACTGCTGGAAAAAAGTTATCATCAGTAAATTCTACATTTCCATAAGTTCCAGCCATCACAATTAACGTTTTGGTGTTGCCCGTCAATAAAGCCGCTTCGTCATACTTGTCTTGGATATTATCGCCTTGATTGCAGATGATTACTGAGTCCGTATTGTGCGGCACGGTTTGCTCAAGCTCATAAACAGATGCTTCATTATTTATGAAAACACCAAGCGTCCCATTGTTTTGCCCCAAGCGTAGAGCATGACCAATTTCAACTTCAATTTCTGGCTTTATTGGAGTTAATGCGCCAGCAGTTGTGTCACTAAGATAAACCAAGCCGCCCTCTGTAAATCCATTTAACAGCCGCAGGTCTAAGCCGCGAACCTTACCCACTAAAGTGATGAATCCTTTGCCACTGTTTGCTGAAATTGTTTGAGTGGCAACACCGAGTGTTCTGTGCGCTTCTTCAGCATTTGACGCAATTGCCAATTCAATGTCTGGAGTGTCACCTTGCGCACCGACAATTTTTACAACTTGCCCATTAAGAATGTCAGTGCCAGTTTTGTTTCGGCAATACATCACAGTTTCTTGACCAACCTGAATAGTTGTGTCCGCTCCAGTAACAAGGTTCAGTGTCCTTTCTTGATTGTTCCAACTAAGCTCTCCACCAGTTGCACCCGCATTGAAATCCGCAGTCGTGATGTTGGCAGTTGTGATGTTACCAGTTGTGATGTTACCAGTTGTGATGTTGGCAGTTGTGGTGTTGGCAGTTGTGATATCCGCAGTCGGAATTGTGGCTGTCCCGGTAAATGTAGGATCGGCAATTGGGGCCTTGTCTGCGACACTTGCAAGTGTTGATTGTGTTGCGGTATCAAGTCCGACAGTGATATCACCGGAAAGTGTAACTGGTCCCCCGCTTGATGTAATACCGTTCCCATCAGTGATGCCAATGGAAGTGACAGTTCCCTGTGAATTTGTATCGGTATTTTTCCAAGCCGTTGTGTCAGAATCCCAAGTCCACACGGTGTCGGTTTCGCCAACAACGGCGTACCATCCATCTTGACCTGTTGGGTACTCGGCCACCAATGCGGCCTCTGTTAGGAAAAAACCCTTATCGCTTGGCCCTACTGAAGAGTCAACATAAGCTGTTGTTGCAATTTTTGTTGAGTTATCAAGGGGACTCTGTGTTGGGGCGGTTGGGTTTCCAGTCAAAGCTGGGGATTCAAGTGTTGCTTTTAACGCCAGGAAGTCATCCACCTCCTGCTTGGTGTAAGCAGTAGAAAGGTCACTTGTAAGTTTAGCAAGTGACGGGTAAGGGCCACCGGCACCGTTGACTACAGTGTTAATATCACCATTTACAAACGTATATAGAAGAATCTCGTCCTCAGATATTTTGTCAATTATTGCTTGTAGTTCAGTTGCTAAAGACATGGTTTGTTTATTTGATATTTAAAATTGGTTCTTGTCAATTGATATAGGGCCTACAATACGCCTAAAACCTCAAGCTGTGAGGTTATGACCCAATTGAAATTACCTTTGGCTTTCGCTTTGTACTCACCCTCCACTATACGCGCCGTGACTACTTCCACACCGGACCCCGTTGGTAACTCGATATCAAAGAAGTCATTACCATTGTTTATCGCCAACCTGTGGAAAGCGTCAAATGTTGAGTACTCGTCATCAGTAAACACCCAGCTCACACTGTAAAAGGTGTTCTTACTTTCGAACCTGGACCTTTGCCGGGACCTACCCGTGTCAAAAACTTGACGAATTGTTGCATCCTTCAAACCCAGACTGAGTTTATTTGAGACCCTTGGGAGGCTGACTGGGAATTGTACTGGCATTATTTTTTAATTTTATGGGTAAGAAGTATACCCGTAGCTGTTTTCAATTTCAAGTGAAGCACTTACAGACCAGTTTAAAACCCCTTTGTTTGAACTCTTATACTCACCTTTAACAAATCTAGCAAGTGCTGTTTGGAAGCCCTGGGTAACCGGTAAATCAATTTCAAACCATTGATTACCATTGTTTAAATTGACCCGGTGAAAAGTTTCGAAGGTATTTAACTCAGCATCTGTAAGCAGCCAGGACACATTGTACACAGAAACTTGATTCTTAAATCGATTCCTTTGCCTAGGCAGACTGTTTTTAATTTTTGTTCTGGCAACGTTGGTGCTTACCTTAACAGAAATCTTACTAGAAATTGGGGGGATAGATGTTGGCCATTGTGGTGCCATTATGAGTTACCTCTCTTTAACCCATAAGTACCCTCAAAAGATTTGCTGAACATATTTCCACCCTGTTGAACTTTACTGGTCATATTCTTTTCGACTTTGGATACAATAATCTCGATCATCTTCTCGCCATTTCTATCCTCACTCTCTTGTACATCAATTTCAGATCCAGAATTGTTTATGACATTTACACTTACACCACCCCCGGAAGAGCGGCCATTACCCTTGGCCACATCCAAAAGCTCCTTCTGTTGGGCAAAGTTCAGGATCATCTCACCTGAGTTAACGCTGGCGGTAACATTGTCACTGTTGAAGCTACCACCGGGAACGATGCCACCCTCGGCGAAACTCCCGGATGAACCCTGGGCAATTGTTTGCCCCATCATCAACCCAACCGAGGTGTAACCTAAAGCCCTGATTGCAGTTGCCATTGGTATGCCTAGGATTAGCCCTCCCTCAGCCATCGCCCTTGTGGCAGCAAGCTCAGTATTAATAATTGCCTGGGCGATTGCTATGCCTTTGGAAGCATAGAACAAAGCCTTCTGGGCTGACGAACCCTCCTCTGCCATACCCTGCAATTGAGCGGTTATATCACCAGTCATGCCAAGGAGTTGGTTGTAGTTTTGTAACTGTTGCCTTTGGGAAGACAATGCCTCTCTTCTGGCTAGGTCCGTCATGTCTTTATCTAATTTCACGGCGGACTTCTTTTTAAGGTCATTGTATTCCGAATCCAAAAGCATCTTGTCCTCATAGGATTTTTTAAGTAGCTCAAGTTCCCTCGCCTGTTTGTCTTGTATTTGAAGTTCTTCCTCAACAAAGGCAGCATCGCGAGCCTCCCACTGGGCGTTTAGATACTTTTCAAGGCGTATTAGTGCTGGGGATTTTTCAACCGAAGATGTTTCACCAATGTCTATAGCTCCTGCTTCAGCCTCATCTTTTTTTTGTGCCGCGATTGCTTCCAATTGGATTACATACTCTCTGAGATATTTATTTCTTTGCTCTAGGTATATTATCTCGCGCTCTTCTTTTTGAGTAAGATCTCTGGTCGTATTATTCAGAAGCCTCAACGCTTTTTCATTTTCATAAATCTGAAACTCAACTTTCATTAAACTGGTCGCAAAAGCATCATGATCCATTGATTTTGTAAGCTCCTCAAATTCTTTTATCAAAGCATCAAACTTTCTTTCATTCATCAACTTTAGACGGTCACCAAATATTAAAATATTTGCATTTGCGTTGCCCATGTCCTCGGCTATCCTAACGAATGCCTCGGCCTCGTAACTATCTTTAAGAAATCTTATCGCGTCACTAATGCTATTAGCCCCGGATGCGATTGTGTCTATGATATACTTTATTGATACAAATTGGCCAATTGTATCGGCAGAAAATTCAAAAATCTCTTTGGCCAAAATATCAAATGCATTTCCCGCCCTTATTGCCGAGGCCGCAAGTGTATCTGTTTTGCGCTCTAAATTACCACCAAATTCCTGTTTCATTAACGCCCCGAACGCGGGAAGAAAGTCTTTGGCCAGTAATTGACCAGTCTCCAACATTTTCTGTAGCTCTTCATTTGTAACACCCGCAGCTTGTTCTGCTAAAGCTAAAGCACCTGGTATACGCTCGGCAATTTGGTTTCTCAGCTCCTCCGCCTGTACTTTCCCTTTCGAAGCAACTTGTGTAAAAGCAACAAGTACACCGTTAACCTCATGTGCGGTTAAGCCAAAAGTTGCGGCCGCATTTGAGACCCCCTCAAAAATATTTTTTGTGGTTTGCGCTTCAAGCCCGAGCCTCCTCATCGACTCTTTCATACGGACGTATGGTTTAATTGAGCTGGTTAGTTTTACGGCATTTCTGTCCGCAACATCAGCCAGATAATCCAGTTCCGCCGTTGCGAGTCTTGCGGTACCGGTTACCGCATATAGCTGCTTCTCAAAAGTCTCGAAGGCCATCCCGGTCTGTATAACATACTTCGTGACCTTAACTAGCAAAGCTCCTACCGCAACAGGTCCCGCGAATCTCATAAAGGCCCTTGTAAGCGCGTCGGTGGCCTTTGTTGTTTTACGGGAACTTCTACCCAATCGGTCAACACGGTTGCTTGCCGTACCAACCTGGTTACTATTTACCTTTATTAGTAGTTGTGTTACATCTGTTGCCATGGTTGCGATTAATATAAAGCCTATTTAGGGTTAAAAGCAACTCTGTTTCGAAGGCATTGGTTTTAAAACCACGCATGGCCACCCAGGCATGTAAGGTCTGCCAGTTTATCTCCCCAAACTGGATCAGCTCAATGAACCAATCCCAAATGTAGAGGAGCTCTTTGGGAGGCTTGGGAGCTTTCTCAAGCTCATCCGGTTTTTTACCTGTCTGCTGCCAAACTTTATTTAAGTGTGTTCTTTTTGAACAACTGGAACCCTCGAGGGGCGAAGAAAGATCAAATTCTGACTGAGCAAAATTCTCTAACTCTCTTGCCCTAGAGCTAAAAAAAGTTTCCTGTCCCCAGAAATGTTATTGATCTGGTCCCCAATCTGGGGGGCATTCTTCACAAAGTGGATTTTATTCTCCATTGTGCATTCCATTTCGAAAGTCCAATCTTTAATTAGGTGACCTAAAACGGCGTACTCAGACTCGCGTTGCTTGTCATTAATGTATTCAAGTCGTTCTTCCCCCTCTAGACTGTTTGCCGCGATCTCAATCCCGGATAGTTTGCGTTTTTCAATTTGCAAAGCACGGTAAAACTCATCGGAGTCAACCCCGTAGATGGTGATTGTGTGCTCCGATTTACCACCGGTTGGCAAGTGTAGGGGAATTACTATTCCCTCGTTGGCTGCTTCTTTAGTAAAAAATTCTTCCATACTGGTAATAAATGAAAACCGTTTATGTATGTCAACAAAAACCCCTCACTTTTTACAGTGAGGGGTTAAGTAGACCTGGCTGGCAGGGTATCGGGTTTTTTCTATGAACGGGTAATCACAATTTGACTCTCATCAATGCTGTCATACAGAGCTTGGAATGGCAGGGACAATGTAATTGCACCTTGGCCTGAAACATCAGGCTGGCCACCATTATAAACGATCTTCGGGATTTCGAATTGAAGGGAGTTACCAGCAGCATCCGCTAGTGTAAACGTGAGACTTGATTCTGTCTCATTCAAGAATTTTTCAAGAAGAACCGAATTCTCAAAATATGCCGTCATGTTACCGGTCAAGTTTGAACGGCCAATTGTTGGGCGAATTGTTTCATCCGAACCAATAACATTACGAGGTGCCAGACCATTTTCCAAGGATAACGAGATCTCAGTAACAATACCAATTGCAACGCCACCCTCCGTGATTGTACCAGTGAAGCTATCAAAAGGAGCCGTGGTTTCGGGAGTTCCATAAGTTGGGGTGCCATAGGCTGACATGTCCGAATTGACTTCCATGTTCTGACCAATGGAAGCAAACGAACCAGTTACGATCCCTGAAGCAGGTACCGACAAACTAAATGTGTTAAACTCAACACCTTTAAAAAGATGGAAAGGTTTATCACTAGCTGTCAGGTCGGTAAATTGACGTAGCAGACTGAAAGATCGACGAGTGACACCAGCTTTCAAAACATCGCCGGTCCATGAACCCATAAAGGTGCCCTCTAACAAATCATCAAAAGAACTTGAGGAAAGTTCAAAACTTACATCACCCGCTACTGCACGAACACCATGTCGGAAGTCTCGGATCTGTCGGTCGGCGTGTAGCTCCTCGGATTGGAAAGCCTCTTTAGTAATTGCCAGGGTTGTACCAGTGTGGCGTACATCGGCAAACGATGGATCAACCGATGGTGTTACACCATAAGTTGTTTCGGGAACGAAGAATAGATTGTGACGAGATGAATCAGCCATGATATTTTTATTATTTTTAGATTAAAGCCCTGGGCAGATCAGCCCTGTATGTTATTGTTATAGATTTTCTAAACCAATTGTCAAACATTGTCCCTGAATTAACGCCGGTGTTCAAGACTAAAGCAGAACTAGTTCCAAAGGTCAAAGGTTTTCCCGCCGGGAACTGTTGTCTAAAGGCATCAATCCAAACATCCATAGCACCGTCACCTGAGTCCTGGGTAGTGTTTAGGTCAATTTGTACATACCCGGTTAGCCTATCATCGCCCCCCTGCCCAAGCGTGACAACAAATGGTTCTGTAGAAACAAATGTAAAGCCAGCCCACTGAGGCGAACCACTTGGGTCAAAGTCGCGGTTTTCCCATTTGATTTTATCACCAAACCCCAAACCATCTAAAGTGCTTTTTACCTCAGTTACAAAGGCTTTTCTGATATTTGATATGCTCATTACTTAAGTATTAAATATTAAGAAGTCCTAGCTTTCAACAACTGTGTTATCCTTGTGAAATTTTTCACAACCATCCCACCGGGGGCTTTTATCTTAGAGTGGCCAAGATATTCAATTTTGTAAGCATATGGGAGACTGTTTGTCATATACACCTCGACATCTTTACCAAGGGGGAGTGAAGATACCAATTTCCCAATATTGTACGTGGCATTGTTCCCGCTCGGGTCTAGTACATCTAAAACGCCAAACCTAGGTGCCATCGAAGATATTATCCAATTACCTCTCAGCCTACCTGTTAAAACCGGTGTGTCTTTTATGATGGCCGAAAACAATTCCAAAATCACGCCCGATAGTAAATCATGAATCTCCTTGGTGGACTTAGTACACCATTTACTCATCTGTACATCAAATTTTTGCATTAGAAATCCTTTAAATATGCGTGGAAAGTTTCATTAACAAAAACTCGAAGTCTGTTTTCTTGGAAAGATAATTCTGACAAAGAGCCAATGTCTGTTCCCGCTTCCGGATCTTTACCGGACAATCTGCAACCAACTGTGAAAATTATGTTTGAACCCATAATTGGGCTTAGTGGCATGACCCCCGTATTTATATCCTCAGTGCCAATATCCCAAAGCTTGCCACCGTAGAATATCTGGCCACCAATCTTTGGCTCAAAATCCTGGCCCAGCCCTGAAATGAGGAATACCTTGGTCTTGCCTAATACTAGGCCAGCCATAAACGCCTCATCAAAGAACTTCATACCACTCTCAACAGATGGTAGACATACCCCGGTCCTATATGATTTTAAGTAGCCAACATTCTGCGAACCTAAAATTGGGTCATAGTCATCCCTTATTCCAAAACGCAATTGTATTGGTTCACCATAGTTTGCTAGAAGGCTTTCCGCCCTAGCTTGTATACCATTATAATCAAATCCGGTAGCTGGCTCTTCCTGGGCAATTTCACCCCCTATAGCGGTACCAACGGTCGGGTCCCTACCGGATAATCTACAACCGATTGTGAAAATTATATTTGAACCCTCTATTGGGCTTAAAGGCATTACACCTGTGTTTATATCCTCAGTACCAATATCCCAAAGCTTTTCTTCATAGAATATCTGGTCACCAACTTTTGGCTCAAATCCTTCCCCTAAACCTGATACAATGAAAACCTTTGTCCTGCCTAATACTAATCCCGCTAAAAATGCTTCATCAAAGAACTTAAGGCCACTTTCAACAGATGGTAAAGATACACCAGTCTGGTAAGACTTAGTGTACTCAATTTCTTCTATACCGGATACAGGGTCGTAAGCTACCTCTGTATTAAGACGAAACTCTATGCGCTCCCCGTAGTTTGCTAAAAGCCTTTCGGCTGTAGCTTGCATAGAAGTATAGTCAAAACCCATATTAACCCCTCACTACTTCCATAAAGGAACCGCTGGCCGATTTCATAAGCGGGGAAAGTAGATCAAGAGCCTTGTAAAAAGTTGGGGTATTTGAGCCGCTACCTGTTTCGGAATACTGTGTGCTGATTGGCCCAACCTTCTCCATTAGGACTTCGCGCCCGGAACCATTTGGTCGTAAGGCTACCCCCGCCGATGACTCAATGCCGAGTTCGATCTGAGCCTCTTTAAGCTGGCTTGGTATGTCTGTCTTTAGGATTAGGGTGCCGAACACGTTAACCGGGTACCTTGGGTACGGCAGACGCTGTGTTGTGGTCGCTCTCGAACCCTTCAGGTTCTTTTCATAACGGAACATATAGTCACCCGCTTTAATGAGTGCCTTCTCAACGTCAACATCAGCCGCTGGCAATGTAATTCCTCTGTCAGTTGCGTAGGCTCGTGCCTCTGCAACAGTAACAAAGGAATTAGCATTCGCTAGACCAGTACCATCTTCAACTATAATAGCCATACCAAGAAGGAAACATAGTAAGGCTGGAATGGCAAGCAATTAAGATTGCTCTAACATCTCTTCCTCTAAAAGCGTTTTAAGGGTCTTAACTGAGTTGTTATTTTTAAAAGCTATCCCTTTTTCTGTTAAAAGTTTTTTTAATTCTTCCGCTTCAGTTAGCTTCTCCGGCTCAGGCTCCGTCTTAAGATCAATAATTGGAAAACCCTGGTATTCCTTTGGTACCTCACCGCAAACGGCATCGCATTTTTCTAAGGATTCATTTTCACCTATAAGGGCGGCATTCCTAAAGGAAGCACCGATTTCCATTGCTTGTTTGATCTGCTGACCGCTTGGAGCTGGACCGCTGATAAAGTATAGTATTTTTTTGGTTATTTTTTTCATAATTGATTTTGTATTTGGGTAAAGAAAAGCCCCACCAATTAATAACTGGTGGGGCTCGTGTCTTTCAAGACTTTATTTACTGGATACTACAGAGACTGCAACATGACACCTGCTGTGTCCTTGATGTCAGTCGCGGTCTTGTCCCAGTTTGTTGCTGTACCAATTGCAGCGTTGTTTGGTGACTTACCACCGTTTGTGCGATCCCACTCGAAACCCTTGATTCCAAGGTTGTAAGACCACTCAGCTTGGTAAGTACGAAGGAGATTTTCATCACCATTGATAACTTGTACGTTATCGGTGAAATCACCATTCATCTCGACGTTTACTGCACCACGTACGAGACCCATTGTCAGGTACTGATCTTCTACGCCAGCGGCTGAAACAACCAAGCTTGGGCTGTCTGTTACCACGAACGGACGGCCAGATGCATCTTGCATGATTGTAACATTCTCGAATGTGAACAAACGAGAGGAGTTAGCAAGGCCAGCTTGCTCAAGATCGTGGAAGACCTTACTGTGCATGACCCAACCACCGAGAGCTTGCGAGCGATCTCCGAAGAGTGCTGTTGCTTTCGACAGGTTAGACAACGAGGCAACAGCAGCACTGCCATCATAGACAACGTCAGCTCCAACACCTTGCATAGCGGCAGCGGCACCGGAGATTGCTGTATTAAGCAAGTCCTGTGTCTGTGCAACACCGAGTTGGCGGCCAAGAATAACACCAGCTTCTTCTGGGCTCTTCTGCATCCAAGTCCACCAGCTTGGTGGGTGGTTGATTGGAGGAGTACCAGCACCGACCTTGACAGAGCTCTCATTGAGCTGTGCAATATCAGAAGCAGTAACTGCACCCGAACCATATTGATTACGGCGGCGAACTAGGTCACCAATAGCGGTATAAAAGGCTTCTACATTGTAGTCGCCTTGGTTAGCTCCAGCGGAGAGGGTAACTGTGCCATTAGAAGCGGCGTTGAACTTGTCAACGGCTTGAGCAACAACCTCTGTGCGGGATGTGTTAAGATATTCATTGAATACTTGTAGAGACATAATAATTTACGGTTTGTTTGTTAAGTAGAACAACTCCAACTTACTTGGCTCTTTGGCTGATTGCCTTCACCAAGTCTTTTGGACTTGCAGTTAGAACGTCGATTTCCTTCCCAGCACCGCTGAAATTTCCTCCTTTTTCGCTCTTTTCAGCACCGCTGCCAGAACCCAAGGATGCTTTGATAATAGGAGAAAACTCTTTATTATCAAGAAATTCTTTCTTTAAATCTTCAACAGACTTAATAGAGGGTGTGCCGTCCAATTCTTTTGTACGGATTACCGGCTGTCCATTTACTTCCTCAACCGCCAGACGGTCGGAAAAAAGACGGCGAATAGCTGACGGAACAATGAAATGCTCCTGGGCAAATTTCTCCGATTCAAGCTCGACCATAGTCTTATATGATTCCTGCTTACTGAGATTTTCTTTTTCTTGATACTCAGCTCGAATTTTATCTAGTTCGCTGATGTGTTGATTCCGAATCAACTCAATCTCATCTTTACCACCCTTGGACTTCTCAATATCCTTTAGTAGTTTAGCTTCACGGGCCTCGGCCTCCTGAAGTCTACTTTCGGCATTTTTACGATGCGTCTCAGCAATATCTTTTTTCTCTTTTGAAACAAAGTGGTCCTCAAGTCCATCGACTTGTAGAATGAATGAATCATTTTGCTCCGAATAAAAACCCTTGTTTGATTCGTCTAGGGCCGAGTGTTCTTCCGATGTTAGTTTATATTTCATAAGTTTTGATCTTTTCTAGGATTACAAATCCTAGGTTCGAGACAAAAGTGTACAAAAACTGGTTTCTATGCAAGAAATTAAATTCCAGCTCTTTCAAATGCTTTTGGATCCTTCAAACGCATCTCATCAAGGGTCAAAGGCTGGAAAGTTCTACCTAAGTTTAATTCAGAAAACTTCTCAGCAGTTAACCCACCATCCCGGAAAAGACGAGCCCTCGTCGGCCCAAGTACTTCATTTTGAAAAGAAGCAGATTGGTCCTTCAACCAGGAGTAATAAGTTTTCTTTGCACTGACCGGGCCAAACTCAGACGACCTGGTGGCACCTTCTTTAAGAAAATCAAACTCACTTCCAAGTACCGCCACCGTTGTTGATCTACAATTCAAATGGATCGGCGGTACCGGTCCCTTGCCTAATTCAAATTTTGAACCATCCAGGCTTCGACAGGTTGCCGTTGTTCTGCTGTCCAATGTTGAAAGCCATTCATACCCTTCAACCACAGAACTGTTGGCTTCCCAAAGGGCCATCCTACCCGCGCTCGCGGCATGCTGTACGGAGGTTGATACCAGGGTCTTAGCATTCCTACGGGATATCTCCAAAATCCCATTCTTGAAGTTAGAAGCTTTGGTGCCCACCACATCTCTTATTGTCTGCTGGCTAGTTCTACCTTCTTGGAAAGCCTTACGAATCGTATTTACTAACCTCTTGGTCTCTGTGGCAGCAAAGGAACTAATAAAGTCCTCAAGTAATATTCCGGAGTGGCCCATGGCCATAACTTTGGCTTTTGCAAATGCTTGCTTTGCCGTTATAGTTTTTAGTTTTAAATCACCCGTTACAGAGTCTATTAAATCCTTTGCCTCAATCCCGGCATACAATGCTGATATACTTTGAAGCTCAGAATTAAGATCCGAGTTGGCAACTTTAAACTCTTTCGAAATAGACTTATCAAGTTTCGAAAGCAGCTTCTTAGATTGTGCAACACTTGCCTCACTTAAATCATAACTGAGCCCATTTAAAGTGGACCTTACCAAAGTTGCTTCCTTAGCAAAGACACTATTAAATTTAAGCGCAAACCCAGCCTTAAGCCTCTCTAGGGTGACCTGAGCAAGTATAGCTGCTTCCTCTAAAGGCTTTCGGTCTTCCTTTTTTGGCATTAGATCAAGTTAACATCAATTGTTTCTACCTTGGTTCTCGCGGCCTCATTCTCTTCGGTTACAACACCAGTTGTTCGAAGAGTCTCTCTAGCTTCATCCCATGTGATTAGGCCACCCTGCCATTCGGCCACCAACTGCTGGCGATCCTGGGCTGTCATGCTGGTTACCGTGTAATCAGTATTCAATGAGAAGTTTATCTCATTGAGACTTGTTTCACTTATAAACATTCCCATGTTCATAAGTACTTTCCGGTAGGCCGCCGAAACATTGTTTGCAGTGCTTGTCAGAATCGAAGATTCCGAAGCAGCTTCCATCAAGACCTCGGTTGCAGTAACCTTAGAGAAGTTGGGTTCAATCAGTTTAGCACCGACCGCCTTCATTTGTTGCTCCTTGTGCTCCATGCCCTCCTTTGGCATTACATTGGGGTGGGGCTGCAACATCTCAGCACGTCCATCCTTTGGTAGAGTGATAGCCGACCGAGAACCAAGGATTACCTTGCCATTGATGTTTTTGTCCGCCCAATCCTGAGTCAGACCAGAGATGACCAGAGTCGGTTGCCCGACCAAGAACAAACTCTCCTCATAATCAGCACTGTTGCGATAGTGCGCGATGTTCATGTTGGCCAAGTCGAGCATCGGTGCTTTGTCAATCACCGGCTCATTGTTTGTGCTACCCATGAACTCGAAAGGGATCCGCTGCAACGGCAAACCGCTGTAGTCGGTCATTATCGAAGGGCCTTCCTCAATATAGAAGTCATCAGTCGTTTCAAAGTCTTCGCCAGGGGCTCTCCAAAGGGTTACCTCAACCTGGTAGCCATTCTCACCGTCAATCAACCGGAACACGCGCCAGCGATACTCTTTATCGAACTCGAAGCCATCGTCCTCAACGATCTTCTCCTCTTCGATCACCAGCAAAGAAAGAAGCGACTCGCCACCGACCGTCTGCATACGCCAGTTGATTATGTCCTCCGGATCAATGTTTAGGATCCTTGGGCGGATCAAATTACTTTCAATTTGAGCAAGTGACACAAACCCCTGGTTATTTGGGAAGTCCGCTAGTAGGCCGCCGTGGCCTTTTGCCAAAACTGTCTGAAGTGCCAGTTTTGATTGCTGCTCGAGGCTTGTCCCGGCACCATCGATGTTGTCCACGTAGCGATCAATATTCTCAGGTAGATCAATCTCTTGGTCCTTAGAGAATACCTGCCCAACAAGCCCGTCCAAAGTACGAGCTGTCACATTATAGAACATCGCCCTTTTCAGGTACGAGGCATAACGCGATAGCATTTGGTCCGTATCGGACTCAGCCACCGGCATTGGTAGGTAGTCCTGTGTTTTTGATTTAATTTGCTGTTCACCAGCTACACAGTCATCAATGAGTTGCCAGATCTTCCTGGCCTGGACAACTTCTTCGCGTACGTAATTTACATTTGGCATGTGGGAAAATTGGTAATTTTATAATCTAAATATAGGCAAACCTCTTGCCGTTATACTGGCATTCGAATATTTACATACTTTGCCCATTGCGGCCTCGCGTCAAGAACCATATATCGCGCCTCATCGTAAACGTGGTCCTCGGCATCGGTGTCAACATCGTCCAGCTTTTTGTCATCTCTTGGCAAGCTTGGGATTGTATTTATGAACGCATCACAATTGTTCATAATGTAAAGCCCGGCACCCTCGCGGTCTGTCGATCTTTCCATCATATCCCGCATTATCTGAAAACCATTTGCTCTTGACCCAGCCTTCTTGTCAGATCGTGTCCATTCAACTCCCTCATCCTCCATCATCGAAGCAATCGAACCTGACTCGTCTTCACTGACATTGTAAATCTGATTATCCGCCGGTCCCGGCTCAGGTTTAGTTTTTATCCACCCCAGCATGGTCAACTCTTCCTCGACCTCTAAAACCTCCTGCGCTAATCTCCGTGCTGAAAGCTTACGGCCTTTGTTGTGGCCAAACTGCTCACCATTCACCACATCCGCGCCATAAAGCTCCGCAATTCTGATAAGTGAATCCTTTGGAAAACATACTGTCCTATCCTCAGATATAGCAACCTCCTCACCATTCGATATCGCCCACCAGCCGACAGAGAACGGGTGACTCGAGCCCCAGTCCATCGAACGGCATATTCTCCACGAACCTGGCACCTGAAACCTCGGCACAATGTGCAAATTGCTGTTCCAAACATCATCGAACGCACCACCAGCGGTGATATCCCAGTCGCCCTCGAGCCAAGCTCGTTTACGATTCTGGTCCGTGATATTCTCCAACTCCGCAACGTACTCAGGCGATAAATACCGGTTCTCTTTGTACGAACCAAACAAACGCACCTGGGTTTTTGTGATATTCTCCTTTTTCCGAGTCCTAGGGTTGAAAATCTCAGTTGTCATCCTCTTCACCTCACCTGCCGGGACCGGGTCGATGAATCTACGCTTCACCCAATTGTGCCCGGCTCCAAATGGATTGGTCGTTGAGAACACAATCATCGGGATCGGGTCGAGCGGTTTGCCATTGGGGGTTTCGTACTGACCAGTCTTTGAATTTCGTGGCGTGTGCTCCTCGGGAACAAACGAAGAACGGTTTGTGGACATCATCACATCATAGCAAGCCGAGGTTGGATACTTTGTCAGCTCATTCCAGCCGATGAAAGGGTACTCGTGCCCGTGGTACTGATCGTAGTCGGTCTCGTCATGCATATGGCGAAATAGCAGCTCTTCCCCAGTCGGCCACACCCACTTCAACGCTGATTGTGATGATAGAAACCTGGCACCATCATTAAACTGTGGAAACCACCGCTTTGACTTCGCAATCAAGTCATCCAGCGACTTATACTGCCGATCAAAGATAATACCACGCCAAGCTTGTCCATATCCCATTCCGACATACCGCCGAAACCTCATAAGCTGTGCATCCGTCTTACCGGGGCCACGTGTACCCTCAAATAGGATGTGATTGCACGGCGCATTCATTGCTAGTGCCTGTGAGCCTGGGAGAGGTGACCAAATGACTTTCTGTTTCATTACCGGCAGAGTTAATCCGTTTTTAAGTTTTCACACAAGTTTAATCCTGTGTTTATCAAAACCGAAAAAGAGTTAAAACTTGATTTCTGAAAATTTCCCCCCAGATTTTTTGGGGTCTAAGTTTAACTGTTTTTAGGTTAATTCGGTTTTTGCAAAATTGTCAGGACTTTTTCAGATGGGGGAACATCGTCGAACGGCAGGGTAGGTCGGGGGTGCACCCCTGTTCACTAGTGAGCACCTGTTCACTAATGATCTTTTGAGCACCTATTTATCTTGATATCAAGGCAAGTTGTCTTGAAGTCAAGGCAAGTTGTCTTGAAGTCAAGGCAAGTTGTCTTGATATCAAGGTAAATACGGACAATCGCACATTGTGCATTATGTCTAATTATTAGTTGCTTGCATGTGCACCCGGTGAAGCATCGCACCCGGTAAAGCATGGCACCCGGTGAAGCATCGCACCCGGTAAAGCATGGCACCGGGTAAAAGCATTGCACCCGGTGAAGCATCGCACCCGGTAAAGCATGGCACCGGGTAAAAGCATTGCACCCGGTGAAGCATTGCACCCGGTGAAGCATAGCACCCGGTGAAGCATTGCACCCGGTGAAGCATTGCACCCGGTGAAGCATCGCACCCGGTGAAGCATGGCACCCGTTTGTGATAAAAAAAACCGTTTTTAGGTTGCTTTATTCAATTAATGCCGCGAAAATGTGCGCTTATGAATAATAAATACACGCTGTTCGAATTGTTTTCCATTATTGCGCTTTCAGCTTTTATAGCAGGTGCAACGCTGTACGGATTAAAACTTAGTGACGAAAGGCAGGAAAAAGAAGTCTTACGGTGGAAAGCTGGCAAGTAAAAGTCGTTTTCCACTTTATACATAAACACATAAACACATAAACAGATAAACAAAAAAAATATGAATCGTAAACAATGCATGCAAATCGTTAACGCGATAAACGACACAAGGGCAATTAAAAGCCTTTTAAATGACTGCCTGGATGAAAGGCCCAAAGCTTTAGAAAAGCGGGGAACCTGGCAATATTACGCTGAAAAGATGCTTTCCTATTTAGAGGGCGATTTGTCAGGAATTCCGCCTTTTTCAATTTTCGCGGAAAAAGGTAATAAAAAATTACCATTTGCGGCTTTCTCTTCTTTAGCTTTGGCTGATTGTCCCGGTAAAGGTGATTGCGTCAAGTTTTGTTATTCTCTTAGGGCATGGCGATATCCAGCGGCATTTTTTAGACAGTTACAAAACAGTTTGTTGATGCGACTTAATCCCGAAGTAATTGAAAAGGCTTTTTTAAGCCTAAAGACTGGCCGCACTGTTCGCCTATTCGTCGACGGTGACTTTAAAGATGTTAAAACTTTAAAAATGTTTATGGACCTTTGCAAAGCGCGGCCAGACCTTGACGTTTACGGTTACTCGAAAAGCTGGATGGAATTCGTAAAACTTGACGCAACTGGATATCAATGGCCGTCAAATTACCTGACAAATGCATCTTCAGGAAGTCGACACGAACGCACGGGCCTTGCATATGCTTTCTTGAAATTGCCGGTGGTACGCGGTGATTTCTTAGCTGTCAAAGTCGATAAAGCGCATATAAGAAAAAGAGCATATCAAGACAAGACGAAACCCGGGTCTAAAGAATACCGGCGAGATGTTTTAGCAAAGCTGAGACAGATACAAACTAAGGCCTTTGCTTGCCCCGGCAATTGCGGCAATTGTTTACCACAAGGGCGGCACGCTTGCGGCTCTAAAGACTTTGCCGGTGTTGCTATTGGTATTGGTATTCACTAAAAAAAATATGGAACATCTAAGCTATTTATCAACGCTGATCATAGAAAAGTATTTACCTGATTCCGAAAAAGCAAATTTGCTTTTTTTGGAAGAGTTAAGGCAAATCCTAAAAACAAAAAAAGGCGAAAAAGACCTTTTAAATTGGTTAAAAGATGACCCGGAAAGCTTCCATCTATGCATCTATGAAATGGAAATAAGGCTTTTAAATAGGGCCGAAAGAGAAAAGGCTTTTTATTGATACAAAGCGCGGATTTTTTAAGGTCCGCGCTTTTTTGTGCACCGGGTAGAGCATGGCACCGGGTAGAGCATGGCACCGTCTAAAGCATGGCACCGGGTAGAGCATGGGACCGGGTAGAGCATGGCACCGGGTAGAGCATGGCACCGGGTAGAGCATGGCACCGGGTAGAGCATGGCACCGGGTAGAGCATGGCACCGGGTAGAGCA